ATGGAATATAGGGGAATCAAATTACATGAAAGTGTGAATTTGAACGGAAGTAACTCATGGAGCATATTGAAAGCGTTAGATAGCTTAATTGATTTGATGGAAAAGGAAAAATACAAAATCATAAGCGTTTATAAAAATACAATCGAAAAAAACAAATTTATTTGTTCGAATAATCATGAGTTTGAATTAAGCTCTACGTTCTTACTTTATCGTAATCGAAGGTGTCCAGAATGTAAGGAACTAAATAAAAAAACTAAAGAATATAGAGGAATTACTGTTCATAAAGATGTTGAATTAACTAAGACGATGAAAGATGGCTTGGTTCTTTTTATTGATTTGGTAGAGGAAAAAGGGCATGAAATTAAAGGAATATTTATTAATAATACAACACCAATTGAGATTGACTTCAAATGTGAGCATGGATCTTACGAAGTTCCACCAAAGTATTATAAAAGATATAAAGGTAAATGCGGTAAATGTTCTAAATTGGAAGCAAATGAAAGAAATTTTAATCAAGCTAAGGACAAATTTTATCGTACTCTTGAAGAAAGAGGTCATGAAGCATTAGACCCGTATCAAGGGGCAAAAGTCAAAATACGGATTGATTTTAAATGTGTACATCCACCACACCCAATTACACCGAACGATTATGACAGATATGGTTGTCGCAATTGTGGGTTCGAAGCAATGGCATTGAAACAATCGCAACAAGCAAGAGAAGAATTTTCTTTGTTGGTTAAATCAAAGGGACATACTTTATTAAGTGATTATATTAATAGTCATGAAAAGGTTTTAATTGATTTTCATTGCGAACACGAACCTCAATGGGTCATCCCAAATGATTATAAAAATGAACATGGCTGTCGTAAATGTGGAGGTACAGACCCGACAGTTGCAAAAGAACGATTTTTAAATGAAGTAAAAGAAGCCAATTATAAAGTTAATGGAGAGTACGTTAATAACAAAACAAAAGTACCGTTGATATGCGATAAAAAACATAAATTTGAAATGACTCCAAATGATTTTAATGGTGGAGCTAGATGTAAATATTGTAAGCGTTCTAAAGGAGAAAGAGCTATTTGCAATTGGTTAGACAAGCAAAAAATAAAGTACGAAATCGAATACAGATTACCTAAAAGGACATGGAAATACGATATTTACATTCCTTCTTTAAATTTAATTATTGAAGTTCATGGGATACAACATTATAAATTTCATAAAAGATTTCATGAAACGAAAGAAGATTTTGTAAAACAACAAGAAACCGACCGTAAGAAGAAAGCTTATGCAGAAAAATTAGGTTATCAATATGTTGAAATAGATTACCGAGAACATAAACAAAACCTTACCCTGGAACGCTTCAAAAAATTCTTCGAAGAATTTAAAACAAATCAACTATTTAAAGTTGAAAAAGGTCAGTTAACTTTTGAGTTTTAAGACTAAATGTTTCTATTCTACCAAAAACCAAAAGAAAAATTCATTTTTAATCATGTTTAACTGGATAAAAAATAGTATCTGCAAAATGGATATTAACGAATGCGTTAGTTCTATAAAATTTAGGCTGCCTATATGGACAGCCTTTATTTAGTTCAAAAATCAACTTTTAATTTAACAGAACCTATGAATTACAAAAAGACTCTCATTGAGAGCCTTTTAATCTTTCTATTGGTGGTAAGGTCATGTGTAAAACAAATGGTACTGTACTTTCTCCCCCTGTTCTTAATATATTAATTGCATGGTATCTTTTTAACTTCATACATTGCTCTAAATCAAATGGAGTAACTTCTTCTAAAAACGCTTTCCAGGTATCTTTAGAAGTTGGATAAAGATGATAATGAGGTAATGCGTTTTTGATGGCTAATCTTGCTTCTTTATGGATCTGCTCCCAATAATGAAATAACCAGGTAAAACTAACTCTCCATTTTCTACTTTCTACAGCCATACTTTTCCATAGTGCAGCACTTCTATTAAATTGATGCGGCTCATCAATCACTACGAAAAATGGGAATTGATCTTCCTCTTTTCTCATCTGCATAGCTAAATTAATTTTAGTCATTAATAAGTTACCAATTATATTAATTTGTTTAGGTGTTAATCCATCCATTTTGCTCACATCAATAACAAAAGCTTTTTTCTGACTTAATATTTTCACGAAATCCAATTCATTTTCACCTTGGAAGCATTCATTTAGAAACGGATCGCCCATAATCATATCCAAGCGATTGTAAATTGGTCTCACTATCTTCATTCTCATTCCGTCTTTTTCATTTTCATATTGTTCTAATGTAATTTTATGAAGTCCTTCTGGCATTCTTTTAATTGCATCTTTTAAATACTTTTTATCTTCCATGATCTTAAATAGTTCATTCATCTTAGTTGTTTTCATAGCAATAACAAAGGCTCTTAAATACCTTTCGGTTTGGACTGTATCCTCTAAAGAATCCTCAAAAAATGATAATACTGTATCTTGAATAATCGTCTTACTATCCTCGCTGTACTTCGCTTCACACCAATCAAATGAAGGCTTTAACTCTTTGATATTAATAATTTCATATTCCTCTGGCTTTAAAACTTTTTTAATTTGCTCTGACACTTGTTTCTTTGCAGGATCTATAAATACACCACCAAAACCATTTTTAACAGCTTCAACTAACTTATTAGCTCCATAGCCATCTGTTTTCCCTTGACCCATTCCTCCGATTGTACAATAAGGCAAACAAACTTCATCCCAATTATCTACAGGCATATAAATATTAGTTTCTGCTCCTTTATAAGTATTTGAACCTAATAACATACCTCCATTAGTTACTGCTGCTGGAATAACTGTCTCTGACATTGTGATTCTTTCAAGGCTATACTTCTCTTGTAATGTAGATCCTGGAAGATACATCAATCTAGAAACCTCTAGACTACTCATATAATTTGACTGTAGCAAACCTATTTTTCTTTTTTTCATTGATTCAAAGTATTTAATGTTTCTTTTATTAGGAAGTAATTTGTTATCACCATCAAACACATTAAAGGCTGTTTCTATAGCTCTAATTAGAATGTCTTTCCGCTTTTCCTCGCACTCGATACAAATATTTATCCTAACCTTATATCCTCCATATTTGGCCTTCTGTTGTGTTTCAGCACGAAGTACTCCATCCTTTAACATACTAGCTCTTTCAGATGCGAAAATATCATGCTTATCTGGAGTAAATCCCATTAGTTCCACCATTGTACTATGAGCGCCCAAAATAACTCCTGCTACTCCTTTTACTGTTAAGTTTGCTACTTCTTTCTTATTGAATCGGAACTTATGAGGAAGTTCTCCTTTTTTAAATCCCTCATATCCTTCTTTCACTCCTATTCCCCAATCAAAATGAAGAGGTATACATAATATTTGAACCAGGCACTTTTCATTCTTTTTCATAAGACCAATTGTTTCTAATAGGTAAACTAACCAATCTGTCCTCCTATCTACTTTTAAAGATAAAAAATAATGACTTTTATAATCCATGGTTTTCATAGCAATTGGATTAATTTTATTTAGTGGATCGTCTACAGCTTTAACTGTGATATTTGGAAAGGAGGATAACAGAGTTTTTTCAGTAAGCTCCGCCATCCCATTATTAGTTGTGAGATTAAATGATGTTTTATTTTTCTCCATGTAGATTTCGTATGAGAAGAAGTTTTGTTCTTTATCTTTGTAGCGCTGGTAAGGTGTTTTGTATTGGTTTAAAGCTTGAGTAAGATGGCCCACTTTATCATTTGTTAATCTACTATCCGGTATGAGTTGGAAGTGTTTCATACTTAAGCCCCCTTAATCGCTTTTCCTACTTCCATCACGATAGACATTAAACCAGGTGCAAATTGCAATCCGATAAAACCAACAATAGCCCATTTAATCATGTTCAATCCTTTATGTTTTTGACCGATCATTATTAATACGCAGCCAGCACTAATTGTAAAGAAACAGGCAGGATATGCAAAACCAGAAATTGCTTGAAATAATGGATCAAATGCATGAGCTACTCTATCTCCTATCGCGGTACTAGCAGGAATGACATCTTTAATAATAATGTTATCTGAAGCAGCTGAAGCAACTTTATTAATAACAAACGATAATCCACCGCCTAAAGCACTTCCACCTAATAAAGTTGGTAAAAAGCTTTTATTCTCCTTTGGTAATTTATATGATCCATCCATAAAATCTTTGAATTTAATTACCTCTGTTTTCATCTTAAGCCCTCCTTAAATAAGTGAAAGTAAGATATAAGATAATGACCCAACACCAATGCATTTAATAGCTGTTTTAGGCATACCAAAGCAAATTAAGATAAAACCTAAACCCATGATAATAAAACTAAATTTCATACCTAATAATACATATGGAGCAGCTTTAACCATTGCATAACCAGTAGCGCCATTTGAAGCCTGGTGTAAAATATGTTCGCCTAAGAAGTTCCCAGTTTTATCTGCTACCCAAAATATACCGTCATGTATTCCTTTTTGAAGCTTACTAATAATTTCCATGAGTTTTTAGCTCCCTTCAGTAAATAATAAGATAAAGGAGTGATAGTTGTGGCTTTGTTAACTAAGTTAGGATGGGGAATGGTAATTGGCGGATCTGCTATGGCAGTTTTAAAGGCTATTGGGAATTTTTTAGGATATTAAATTAACTGATTAGCGAAATCATCATCTTTTTGATCTTCACTCTCAATTAATTGTTGATTGATTAATTGATACGGCTGGCCTGGAGTCGCATCTTTTTGAATTAATGATTTAATGTATCTTGAAAAGTTCTTCCTACTCGCTGCATGTTCAAATAATTTCCTTTCATCTGGATCACTAATATTAAAACAGACATTTTTACGTTTAAATTCATTTCCCATAAACTCTCTTCCCAACTTCATAGAATCCTGCAGCATTAGCGAAAACTGGCGGAAGTTCCACTAAACTTCCTCTTACGTTTACAATCGGCCCTATTAATTGAGCATTTGGAAAATATTCAACTAAATAAGGTATTACTTTCTCTGCTGCACCTCCTACAATATAAACGTCATCCTCTTTTCTCCATTTAGTTAGAGCGTTCACTGCAATTTTACGGGCCAAGTCTCTTGGATCTGTTGCTTCAATATCTTCATTACCTTCTGAAAATCCACCGTAAATAGTCCACGAATTTAAATCAGAAAACTTTTTATCTTTCATAGTTGCTAAATTAACTGTTCCACTTCCAATATCAATCATGCGAATTTGGCCAGGTTTCATAATATTAAAAAATGCGCTTGCTCCTTCCGCTGCAACTTCACATTTTAAAATGGTAAATGTCTTTTCAATTCTATTAACTGTTATTGTGTGCTCTCCTTCTAACATCTCTCTTATGATTTTCTTTTCTGACTCAATGTGTTTAGTGATCGGTTGGCCAACAATAATTTTTAAATACTTTTCATCAGTGTATAAATGAATACCGATTAAAACTCTTAACAAAGTATCTGTGTTCGCTTTACTATCCCCTCTTATGTTTCCTCCAGAAGAACTTTCTAAAGCTAAACTCCCTGCAAATCCTTTCTTTCCTTTATAGCAAAATTCAATATCACAGCTACCTAATATATCTTTTAATCTTCGTTCCCTATATTCACCTATAGCCGAAAGGAATTTTAAGTAACCTATTGGGCCAATAATTTTAACTTCATTCCCTCCCCCATCAATTCCTAAAATCATGTAGTCTTTCATAGTCTCACCTCTATTGTGATGTAGGTGTGAGGTAAATTAGTTTAGGTGTGATGTGCCTCCCACTTAATAAAGCATACTAACGTCCACACAAAATCTTGCCTGTACCACCAAGAAAAAACTTAAAGGGATTATAAAAACCTTATAGAATACATCATTAGGTGATAATAATGAAAAATAATTTAAGAGTAATTCTTGCAGAAAGAAGAATTAAAAAAGGGTTATTTGCTGATCAAGTTGGAATCAATAGGAATACTTTAAGTTTTATTGTTAATGAGAAGAGTGTACCAACCTTAGAAGTTGCTTTAAAAATTGCAAAAGCACTCGATATGAAAGTAGAAGATATCTGGAGTTTAGAGGAATAAAAATAGCCCCTGTCATCGACAAGGGCTTAATTCTTCTTATACAATTCGTGTAACCTTATAACATATCTTAAGTTCTCTTGTTCATTTCGTAATGAATACATTCTTGGACGTAAAGAGTTTAAAAATTTTTCATGTTTCAACACTTCTACTCTAATATCCTTAGAATGAAATGCAAGCTGTGCATTTCGAATCTGTTCATTTTTCCCATCAATTGATCCATTTACTATTAGCTCTGATTCTATATCAGTCAACTTCGCTTTCCATTCTAATAACTCATTCGAAAAGTAATAATATTCCTCTTCTACTCTTTTTAATTCTCTATTTACTTCCAGAAGTCTTTTGGCGATAGACTCGAAGTTGTTCATACCTGGACTTCCCCTCCATTCTTGGACAAGCACCTGATACCGGCTGAAGCACTATCAGTGTATGCCATGGATATAGAAAAATTGCCTGTACCACGAATAGAATTTATAAAAATAATTGAAATAATATTTTATTGGAGTACATTAAATGAAAACAATAAAAATTGATCACACAACGATTATCATTCATGGAGACTTCGTTAACTTATCCCAGAAGAACATCAGAAGTGGTACCAAGAGGAATACGATAACGGTAATCCGATTGTATTGGAAATAGTGAAGGCTTCACAAGCTTGTTATGAAGATTAATTAGCAACTCACTTCGGTGGGTTCTTTTTTATTAGAGGAAAGATTGTACTTTTAAGAGAATATAAATAACTTATAAATTAGATAGGGAGGAAATTAAAATGAATGCAAATGGAGTAAACGGACAATTAGAGATAAATGGAAATAAGATTGTCATTAAAAGAAAAGGCATGCTTGCTAAAATGACTCAAGGTTTAAAAGGTGATAAAGAGATTTTAATTAAACAAATTTCATCTATTCAATTTAAGCCTGCAGGATCACTTACAAATGGATATATCCAATTTGCGTTCTCTGGTGGAAAAGAAAATAAAGGCGGTCTTTTTGATGCAACTAAAGACGAAAACTCGATAATGTTCAATAAGAAGCAACAAAAAGAATTTGAAGCAATTAAAGCTTTAATCGAGGAAAAGTTAGAAGAGTTCCACAATCCTGCCCCAGCTGCAACTCAAAGTGCTCCAGATGTAGCAGACCAAATTAAAAAATTTTCAGAGTTACGTGACAGTGGTATTATTTCACCAGAAGAGTTCGAAGCTAAGAAGAAACAGTTATTAAATATTTAACTTGAGGTGTATTAGTTGTTCCCACTAAAAAACTACTACGAATCGTTCATCAAGAAAGAAATAGTCGGAATGAAAAAAGAGACAGCATTAAAAAAGCTTGGAAATATGCTAGCATGCCCTGTGATAACTAAGGATACTAAGGAATCTGTTCACGTTAGATTCTTCAGCTGTACTATGGAAATGAAACCGAATATGGATAGGTGGTTAGGTACAATTGCTTTGAGGATTGAAAATGGAGTTGTGAAAGAATCGGCTATTAGTGTTCCGGAGGATAAAAAATAGTATTAACTTGAAAAAGGCCCTCCGCATGGGCCTTTTTTGTTTGTTCTAAAAATGATGAGACTATACATATTCTTGTCTAGAGGAAACAATATTAATCTTATATTAAAGGAGTGGGTATCCAATGTTCTTTAATAATAAACAAGATTCTAATTTCGAAAAGCACGATATCTTTGATAAAGAATCCAACAAAAGCTTTTTTGCAATTACTGAACAAAAAAGTAACGGAGGTAACACGTTTTTAAGCCTTGAATTATTCGCAGAGGTAAAAGAGTTATTTGGGAAATTTGAACGCGCAGTCATCTGTGATAAAAATTCTTACATTAGTGATCTCACTACAATTCAACGTACGATGCAGAAAATTAACGAACAACATAACGACTATTTAGTTCTTATTGATGATTCGGGTAACCAACTACACTTAACTGGTTGCAAGAGTGGATATACTGGTACTGGCGCAAGAGGTACGTTTGAATTACTAGCAGACCTGGGATTTGATATAGACATGCGTTTTATTATAACAGCGCATGTTTTTGATATCCGTCTATCGGAATATTATAAAGAAAAATATTCGAGAATTGCGGAAAGGGACAAAGAAAGGTTTCTAAAAAAGTCATAATAAAAATAACCCTGCTACCAAGTGGTAACAGGGTTATTTTTATTATTTAAACATTTTTGCCCAAGTTAATACTCCTGCTTTTCCATCATCATCAAGTTTGTTTTTCTTTTGGAATGCTTTTAATGCTTTTTCAGTTATAGAGCCAAAATCATTATCAACTTCGATACCTAATTCTTTCTGAATGAGACCAACATATTTATTCTTATCTCCTTTTTTAATTACTTTACCTGGGTAAACTGGAGACTTTGGCTTAACTACAGGTTTGACAACAGGCTTAGGCGGGCTAAGGATTAAACCTACTTGTTTTTTGAAGTCCTCAAACTTAACAGGATCTTTAACAAATGGTGAAGGGCAATCTTTTTTCGTTACATCATAGTGTCTTACAATATCGTTTTCTGTTAGTTTATAAGTTTTACATAGCTCTGCAATATCAGCAATTGCACGATTAATAGTGTCTTGATGAATTGTTCCATCTTCCTCTACACACATTTCATAACTTAAAGTGTATAAGTTAGCATTAGGAGCGATTTCTTTAACTCCTCGATAAGCTGATCCATCATCATTGCGTTTTTGTACATCATTTGCATGGTAAGCCACTTCATTTAAAGGAATAATACAGACTGATTCATTTTTATCTCCAAAAATATGAGCAGAAGCATAAGTACCTTTTTTACCTTGTTGCTCCGCCAACTTGCTTTGGGCTGGTAATGTAACTCCAAAATAAGTTACGTGTCTTTTAGCACTTGCACCAAAGTTTGCAGTCCAATGAATTACAATTTTTCTTACTTCCTTTAAAAGGGTACCTGGTCTTGTATATTTGTTTTTTGGAATAAAATCATTTCTCCAAGTCATTTTGAACCTCTCCTTTATCGAAAGATTTCAATTTGTCTTCTACTTGTGCAGGAAGCACCACACCAATTGCTCTTAAATTCTCTACAATGCTTCCACCTTCTTTATAGATAAAAAGTGCAAGTGTGAAGCCTGTTAAATAGAAGTTAAGGCCTAATACAATATCAAGAGCTAGTACAAATACAATTCCTACAAGTTCACCAATCCATCTAATGATTCCATCACGCATAACTCTTGATTTATATTGGGAAACACCTTTCCAGGTCTTAAGTAAACCTGTAACGAAATCTAAGAATTTAACAAGAAAATAAAACACTAAACCTGTTTGAATTAACTTTGGTAATACCGAAATAAAATCAATCTCCATGATCTACCTTCTCTCAAATAATATAGGCCTGTCAGAAAACAGGCCATAAAAAATACACCTTACATTACATCGTTTGTAGGTGCAGACATAGGTAAAACTACTTCATCAGTTATTAAAGCTACAGTTTCATCATATTGCTCTTGAGTAATATATCCACGCTCTAAAGCGTTTAAAATTTGTCCTCTTGTAAAATTCTTAGCTGCATAATTTTCAACAGGAGTATAATATTCGGCTGGAATGTTTACTAATTTTTGTTTTCCATATAAATAAATATCTCTTGCGTAAGGTCCTATACGAAATGAATATACTGTCATGTTGTTATCCCCCTATTGTCCTAACTTTTCTAGAATGAAATCCATAAATACTTGAGTGTCTTCATTGCTTTGGATTAGTTGCTGTTTTAATGAAGCATTCTCTTCTTTTAATTGTTCGATGTCTGTTTTTGGGAGAGGTTTATTTTTAATCTCTTCTAACTCTTCCTCTGGGATTGTTTCGACCCAAGCACCATTTTTAAAAACTGGCTTGTAGTTCGGTTGAGGAAGTTCTACTTCTGTACAATCGGTTGGAATTGGTTCATCTGATCCAATTATTACTGGCTCGATGTATTTTCCATTACCATCATATTTATATAATTGTTTCATCCTTTTTCCCCCTATTGTTCAGCAACAAATTGGATATTGTTTAAAGATACTGCATTTGTTCCGTTAGACGAAATTAAAATTATTTGCCCCGAAGTACCTACCGACCATACACAAGGATTAGTCGCTGCACTTGTAGCATGAGCGCCAGCAATATTTAAAGAATAAGAAGCTGGTCGGTATCCTACTGGCAATGTTGCAACGACTGTTCCATTAGCTAGTCCTGCTGAAATCTCACCTTCCAAGTATACAATTCCGTTTAATTTCGTGTATTTTGGTGTTCTTGAGTTATTAACGGTTGCCCCGTTTTGTAGTGTCAAATTTGTAAATGTTGGGTTAAGTTGGAATATATTATCGGCATTAAGTTTTAAACTCCCACTACCGTCTACTTTTAAAATAAAATAATCAGAACTTGTAACACTATCAGCAAGTGCTCCTGTTTTTGGGAATAATATGCCTTCCAGTGAAGCATCTAGCTCATCATTAAAGACGATTGTATTACACCCTCTAATATCTTGATTATTCATATGAATACCGTACAAACCGCTATTGAAACTGCCCGCAGTCGTTCCACCACTATTTGATTTTATCAGTAATCCACCATAGATATTTGAGTTTACAATATCAGCACCATTTACTACATCCCCTGTATCGTCATCTGGAGTTGAGTTGACTAATCGACTTTCTGTTAAAGTTTGTGATACAGCAGAGAAATCTGGATACTGCCAAACAGTATCTGTCACTACAGCAGCCCAAGGCATTTTTGAAATAACCTCAAAACGAATATTATCCCCTGCTTCAAGCGCTGGATTTCCTTGCCAATCCATTACAAAAGCATAGAATACTCTACCATTAATGGTAGCAGCAATACTATTTACATAGGATTGAGTAATAAATGGGTTTTTGATTCTTAGCTCCATGTTCTTGACTTTTGTACCGCTTGTATAAGTATTACCGTTGTAGTCAATACCTGTAATTTGCTCAAGGATATAAAGGTCAGTACTTCCAGACACATAGTCAAAATAGTTGTCATCCATAACAGTTAGATCGGATGTAACAAATCTTTGGACATTGAGTTGCATAGTAGATGGCGAAGAATTGTCTGAAAAATTATTGTCACATCGAAAAGTTATAGTATAACCGTTTATTTGGGTTATTGTACCTGTCTGATACAAATAATCCCCGACTTTTACTCCAGAAGAATCCCAAAGAGTTCTACTTGCCGAGTTTACAGTCCATGTGTAGTATTGACCCAGAACGTAGTTTGATATATTAGTATCGAAAGTAATCGCTGAAGCAGTAACCCAAATAGGATTGATATTTGGATCTGTATTTTTCGGTACTTTTACAGCTATTTGACCAGACCTATTAATTACACCCCATCCAGCCATTAAACCAGCCATGAACCCTAACATTTCTCTACAAGTAAATCCTGTTTGTTTATTTATCGTAGTAGTTGGGTATGTTCCAGATAACGGAACCCCTGAAAGAGTTGAAATCCTAGACATAACATTGGCAATAGTGTCTGTTGCTCCTGCTGTCCAAGTATAGTCTATATCTAAGTTTGTCATATAATCAGAGCAAGATAGCGTGTACCTTTTCACAACACTTTCGTATTGTATATCGTCAACAATAAATTTCCCTAGAGAAACATATTCGTAAGTTGCCCCACCAACATTAACCCCGACAAAAGGTTCAATTGTTGTTTTATCTACAGCAAAAGTAGGAGTTATATTTTGTAATACTACGTTAAAAACATTCGATATAGCTGTACCTATTTCAAATACATCCGATAAAGATACAGTGTCATGGAATTCCCAAGTTACGATTTTACTAGAGTCATATGTCGTAGTACCATTCATTACGATATAAGAATCTACTATTCTCGAATTAGCCATCATATTACCGTTAAAGAGGTTAGATGCAGTTATCATTCTTAACCTCCTACAGTTCTATAAATTCCATAGATATTTTATCCCATCTACCTAACACATTGTTATATAAAGGAGCGACACGATCCCCAACATAAAACTCTTTTGTTGTTATCCCTAACATTGGATCAAGATATTTGCAAAAGAAACTTGTTGCCCCTCCATTATGGAGTGCTGTCAGTATCGTCTGCATTTCTGCTATTGTAGTAGGGGGGAATGTGACAGAGATTTTTCGTTTAATTGCAATTCGTGTTCTTACTAAGTTACCATTGGCATTACGAGTAGATTTTTCTGAATCTAAATCTAATATTGTAACTTGAAATTCGCTAGGTGTTTTAACAGCTACAGTTGATCCTGCGCTTGCTCCGATTTCTAGGAATGCCATAATATCAACCTCCTATATTTTCAGAATTGGTCTGCCAGATTGTCGTCTGAGGTCATTTATATGACCAAGAGCAATTCTTCCTAAATCTCTGCCACCGACTTGAACTACTATGTCACCACCGCGACCTCCAGCCATAGAACTAGCCAATTTGTTTGCCAAGGTATCCATCCAACCTGTGTTATTCTCTAATGGTAAAACCGCTTCACGACCAGCTTCACCAATATTAGCAATAGTTGAACCTGTAGTAATACCGCCTTTTGCTAACTTAGGAATTTTACCGATTGTAGGAATACCAGAAACTCCAGGGATTTTATTTAATTTCTTAACCATCTTATTTACTGCATCAATCATACTGTTGATAAATCCAACAGCTTTATTGTAAACAGTTTTAAAACCACTTGTAATTGAACCACCTAAACCGCTTGTTATGCTGCTAAATGCCTTTCTAATCGGACTAGCGACATTCGAACTAAACCAACTAGTAATATTTTTTGATCCTACTTTAGTAATACCAGATTTAATATTAGACCAAATATTCGAACCGATACCAGATCCAGAAAACCCGCCAGTAACATATTTTAATACATTATCTCTGAACCATTTTGATTCGTCTAATTTACTGAAGTAACTTCTAATATTGTCCCAAATCTTCCAGCCAATCCCGTCGCCCCCGAACGCTTTTGATACATTATCTCTAACACCTTGAAACCATTTAGTTTCGTCAATCGCTAAGAAATAACCTTTGATATTGTCCCATATTTTAGAACCGATACCAGTACCACTAAAAGCGCTTGTTACTTTACCTAAAACGTTATCGCTGAACCATTTTGTAATATCGCCAACTTTACCAGTTGTAAAAGCAAACTGAATGTTATTCCAGATCTTTTCACCTAGCGCAGTAGTAGATCCACCTATATTTTCGAACGCGGTTGAAATTTTAGGGAAAATATTATCTTTAAACCATTTCCCACCGTCCCATGTAGAAATTTGTTTCCATGCCTTTTCCCATGTTTCCATTTTGAATAAACCTAAGATAAATTCTTCACAACTTTTAGTAATACCCGACCATGTTTGTTTGAATATATCGAATTCCTCTTGAAGTTTTTTACCCCATTTATCACCGGCAATATTGACTAAGAAGTCAGCGAACAGATCGTAAACATCCGAAACAAGTTCCTTTGTATTTTTCCACGCTTTGCTCCAATCACCGTTTAAAACATCAGCTATAATACTAAAGATATCCCCTAGAATATCCAGTGAATCAGCTACTAGATCGATCGCTACTCTAAATGTGGTCATAGCTAAATCTAACGCGTCATTTACAAGACCTTGAATAAACGGTGTATTCCATATATCAACTAAACCTTGCCAGAACTTATCTGCACCAGCTTTCAAGTTATCCCATTCTGGTTTTAATGAAGCAAGCCATTTCTTTACATTGTTCGCCCATTCTTCCCATTTACTTTCATTATCTGGTGGATCTCCTTCGTTTCCACTTCCAGGATCAATTACACCACCGCCACCACCAGAACTTCCCCCAGTGCCAGGATCTGGAGTGTTTAAAATTCCAAAAGAAAGGATATTTAGCGCATCGAATCCTGCTAAAGTGCTTTTCATTGTATCGACTGCTTTTTTAACCTTTTTACCAGTTTTAGTGAACTGATCACCTAATTTACCAACAGAGGTTGTTTGTTTATTCGTTGTAGCAGTCTGCATTTGGAATGTTTTCGTTGCATCTTTAACCTTCTTTTTGTTACCAAATAAAGCATTCATAAATGAAGCTACTGCACCTAAAGCTCTTGTTACGCTATTTGCAAAAGCAGTTAAATAAGGCAACGCTGCATTTAACATTGGCAAGAAAGCTTGACCTAAAGCGAGTCTCACATCTAATAATGCAGCTTTAAATATATTCATCCTCATAGCTGTATTATCTGCGACTTCGATACCTAGATTTTGACTTACTTGTTGTAAAATATGGTGGTAAAGGATGGTTTTTTGCATATTCGTACTAAGTTGCGCCCAAGGTGTTCCATTTGCCATTTGTTTATAAGCATCACTTTGCATAATAGCACTAGCACGAACATTTACTCCTAGTTCATCAGCACCATCTGCTTCTTGATTCATAGCAGAACGGATACGATCAGAAACTTCAGTCATAGCCATCCCACGTTTAGAATTTATAACTGCTGCAACTTTCATCATTTCTGTTGTTTTTGCTAATAAGTCCGCTTGACTTGTTGCAATCCCTTTAAAGTTTAATGAAAGAGTATTTGCAAGTTCGGCACTTTGTAATTTAGAATACCCAAGTGATCTACCAACCGAATCTTGCCACTTAGCAAAATCATTTATACTTGAACCTAATGTTTCACTAAGTGTTCCCATCAATGCTTCAAATTTCATTGCATCAGATGTTGCATCTTTAACTAAAGCGCCAATTCCAATAGTAGCTAATGTTCCTGCTATTTTCCCTACAACTCCTTTGATTCCACTTTGAAATCCACTTAATGTGCTTTTAGCTTTGTTCATTTCTGACTTCATTTGTGACATATCCGCACCAATACGGACCAATAAGTTTCTTAAACCACTAGCCATATGTTTACCTCCTTCCTTTAGTATGTAGTACCTTCAAATGCTGCGTTCATGACTTTGACCATGTTCAACATATGTTCAGCAGACATTTTTTTCTCTTTGATAAGTTGTTTGCCTATTACTTCTTCAAGACTTGGCATCTTTTCAGCTCTTTGCCAAACCGCACCCAGCCAAGCTAAAGTAAGCTTATCTTTATGTTCAGTTTCTAAACGTTTATTAAATGCCTTTACATGAAGTCCAAGTTCATACGGAGTCATTTCCTCGTAATCTTGTATTCTAATTCCTATTTCAACAGCGATAGACAATGTTTCGTCAAAGTCATAATCCTTATCTTCCACTATTTGTCCATCGCCATTATGTTTTTTAATTCATCACCATCAGCACCAAAAGCTCTAGAAACAGCTTCTGCAATTTTTTCGATAATCACTTTATAGTTCTCAGCGTGTTCTAGTATGTCTTCAACTTTTTCCAAAGTTAAATCTTCATTGTTACTTTTTGCATCCACTAAAAGGCCACAATACATGTAAATTTCAATTTCTTCTGGATCTAGATTAGTAATCGATTCATCAATTTGAACTAAAGTTTTTCCAGTCATTGCTTTTAATTGTTTTAATGCTTTGTGTCCAAATCTAAGATTGCGTGGTTTATCAAGTTTAATAATTACTGTTTCGCTATTTTTACTCATGAGAATTTCCTCCTTAAAAATATAAATCTATAAAAATTAATTGTTGATTTTAGAACAAATAAAAAGACCACAAAAATGTGGTCTTGCCTTTTCCTTATACAACTAACACATGCATTAGTTGAGTAAATTTAAACTTTCTATTATAGGTTGTTCCACGTGTCGACACCCATAATCCCATCTATAATATGATTAACTGCCTAGAAGTGTCTTTTCGTAATCTTCTTTATACATCCATTTATAGCCACTGGCACTTTGTCGTTTGCCTTTGCAAACCGCTGGTATATGACCTATGGGTATATTTAAAGAGTTAGAAATTTGATTCATGCTACTCCAACAATCAATAAATATACCATCCAAAGTGAGTCGTATGATTTCTTTTGGATTCCAATCTTGCTTTATCAAAGCTTCATAATTGCACCAGTTTAATAATTTACCTTGTTTTAAATATTTTATAATCGTATATCTACTTAATTTCATGATTTTACTGATTTCAGTTATATTATTATTATCAACCCAATAATCACAAGCCTTTTTGATGAAACTATTGCAAGCAACTTCATGACATTTCAACCAATCAATTTGGTCTAAATTAAAGATAGTAGCTAAACGGCTGGATAGGATACTGTTTTTGATGTATTCGAGTTCTGATTTTTCACAATCTAACGACACAAAAATTTTAATGTTATTTTCTTTAGCGAGATTCTTTTTTAACGCATCATTTTCTCGTTCTTCTTCACCTGTTTTGCCGCCAATTTCAGAAAAACCCCTTACATTAGAGTGTTGCTCGCCGTGCGTTTCAACAATCATAATCCAAGAAGGGAAATAAAAATCATATATTTTTGTTCCATTTAATTTTGAATTAGTATGAAGAACGTTTTTTGACCAGTTGAATGTTTTTTGAAATTCAAAATCCACATTTAATTGGGTTATAAACTCAAAAACGAACTTCTCTGGGTAACTTAACCCATCTGAACATCTTGGACAGGAAAACCCACGTCGAGTTACTGCTTTGATTTGCATTGTTTTTTCAAAATCACAATTGTTACATAGAAAAATCTCTTTTTTATCACTATGAGCAGTAACTTCATAGCCTCGTGAATTGTTTTTCAACAATTTAGCTATTTGCGAGTGCGTTGTCCATAAATCATTGAAGTCTTTTAACGTCCTATGTCCTGAACAATAAGGACAATTAGTATTTTTATCAGTTGTTCTATCAGCAACTCTCATTGCATATTCGTGTTGATAGTTAGGACAAATCCAAAGACATTTTTCATCAGTTCCGTATGAAATTTCTTTTGGTGTTTTTGTATTATTTGGGCTAAATTCAGACAATAGATATTCCTTCCCTCTATTTTGCGCGTAATACTCTAATGAATTTTCATAAGGCATATTTTTTTTCCTAATCATTCCCGCATAAACAGTGCCACATTTAAAACATCTATCTTTTCCATCGTTCTTTTTTCGGGATGTCATTATTACACTAAAAGGTTGATCGGGAATGTGTTTCCCACAATCATCACAAATTTTGGTTACTTTTGCCGACGATGAACCTTTTGGTAAATGCTCTATTTTCACCCATATTTCTGTTCCTTTTGGTGTTTTCATCCTTCCTTTTTTATCTTTCGATCTAGGTATGTCATAGCCTAGATCTTCATAATGCTTAATGTTATTACCTAAAACAACCCAAACTTCTTTTTCCAGTATAGCCAACGTTTCCCCTCCTTTAGCTATTTATTTGGTACAGATAATTCCGTTTCAACAGGCCAAATCCATTATACTACAGTCAACACATCTAAAGTAATGACTTCTGTGAATACATATTGTCCAGAACTTACAAGTTCTGGACTTCATACTTCTTATATTTTTTCACAAAAAAAAGACCGACAAATCGTCGATCCTGTTAAGTAACTAACGCATGCGTTAGTTGTATAAGAATCCTTGTATTGATGCAACGAACACAAACAAAGATACAAAAAAATTAATATAAGCAGTTCTTTTTCTTTTTAATCGAAATTCCGATATACCTGTTACCAAAAACATTGAACCTAAGAAAAAGAACATTATGGCATTAATACCGTCTTACTAGATATTAAGCCATAGATAGCCAAAGTGAAGGCGATCACACCAGGTATTATTCTTAATAACTTCAACATGTTTTCCTCCGTTACTTAGTGGTAGATTCATTATTTAATAAGTAAACATTCATTATTAAACAAAATTAATAGATGCAACTACTAAATTAATTATATTACTAACGCATGCGTTAGCCATCCATAAATCCTCAGATTCACAACAGTGAATGGAAGTTTATATCGTACTCCCATGGTAGTTGAAGAAGGAAAAATTGTGAATTTTTTACTGATTTTTCTTCTTTCCGATAGTGTTTATGTTCCAAAGTTTGAGTTGTTAAGACCTATTGCAATAAAGATGCAAGATACTAGGATAAAGAGGAGAATGATCGCAGCAATGACCTTCCAGATACCTCGGTAACTGAACCAACAACAAATTGCTGATAAGATATAAGCACTTAGGAATAATGGCACATACCTAGCCCCTACTCTTCCATAGATAAATATTTTAAAAATCAAGCACGCAATGAGTAGTACAAGAATGGAAACAATACCTAAATATTTTCTCAAAATGCCCCCCACTTCCCATGATAACCATTACCATATTTTACCATATGTAACAAAAAAAAAGGACGCATAGTAGAAATAAAATATTTGCTTATTTCACTGTTATCTCTTATAACTTCCGTTCATCTTATTAAACTAATCTGCTATTTAGTTGAATAAGAAAATAAAAGACAAGGAATTTAATAGTCTTAAGCAGTTTTAACAACAGCAACTTCATATACTTTTTGAGTCTTACCAGATTCAGTTGCTAAAATGGTTAGCATCTTAGAACCAATTACAGACATTGGAATTGATGCAGAAGGTGATCCACTTGTTAATACTTGTGAGAATACACCATCAATAAAAAGTGATAATGTGTGGTTTGCTGCCGTAGCAGTAATTTGTACTGAAGTGGCAGTTACACCACTAAATGAGTAAGTGTAAGTACCGTTATTAAATGTAGGAGTTAATGTTCCACCTGTACCAGTTAAAGATAAACCTGTAAGCCCTCCAGATGGCGTTAGACCAAGTGAAGGCTGTCCACTTACTTTAATAGTAGCTTCAAATGGAATGAAATCTTCTTTTTGAGCATCTGTTTTAACGTTTGTAACGATACCATTGAATGTCCAACTTGCTCCTAATGAAGAAGGGAATAGGATTGTAAATGGTGTTAGCGCTCCAGAATTAAATGCATTATAAACAGCGATTTGACCAGTAGTATCAGCTGGATTAAAAGTCCCAGAAATATTCACCTCTCCACCATCTTTTAGACCTTGAATAAACGTTTTCCAACCATTACTATCTAAGTTCGTAGTTTCTAAAGTATCTGCAGATAATTCTAAACCACCAATTGAATTAAGCTCTGTAATATTATTTGCGCCAATTTGTAATTTTGTACCCATTGCAGCAGTAGCCATTTTTTTATACCTCCTTGTATTTAACGTGAATATTAAAATTCAATCGATTGTAATCTAATTCTTGTTCATATAGATCTTTAACATTATTAATTGAAAGCATTTGGATTAAAGGTCCATTCACCCCAATATTTCTACCTAAAAAACTAATAATCTTGTCTTTTACTAGCTTAAATAACGTCTGAACCTCTTTGTATGAAGGATGCAAAATGTCTAAAACATAAATTCCTTCTACATCAGTTGAAGGTCCATTTAAATTGATTGGATAATTCACATCATCCCTGTAATAAGTCATAAATGGTCCTTCTTCACCTTCAATAGCGTGAATTGGATAGATGTTTCCGTTTAGTTCCGGGATATTGCTTAATTCAAAATATAATGCTTCTTCAAATGTCATAAAATTTTATCCACCTCAGTAAGCATTGTTCTAATAATTATTTGTTTAGCTTCGCCTTGCTTTGAATCGTTGGAACCACGTAAATAGTTATAACCTGGAATATACCTTCCTCTTGACCCATTAGGACCGCGACTAAAAAATCCGTATTCTTGAGATGCTGGATAATATGCTCGTTTACCACTTTTACTTATCTTTACAAAGAAACGGTTAAATCTCCTATCCATTACTACTTGAAATACTTTTTTACCTTTAGTCCTCGTTTTTTCAGGCCTTAAAATGATTCCTTTTTTAAGATTTCCAATTTCTACAGGTGTGTTCTTTTTAGCTTGTTTAAATACAACATTCGCACCCTTACGAGCTGATTTAGTGACTATTTTTTGAGGTATTTTCTCCAGTTGTCCCAGCGTTTGTTCTAATTGCCTATATCCTTCGATTTCAACCATTACTTCTTCACCTTCTTACAGTACCAAAGTAATTCTTTCTTCAAATCTTCCGGATCACTTACACTTATTACTTCATAAGTGTCATTTCCATGAACTATCCTCATGGTTTTATTCATTCCTGAATAGAAATAGGTACGAAATTTCACTTCGACACTATTTTGAGTCTGATTAGCAGCATAAAACTCTTTACCTATCAGAAATTCTTTAGATGCCCAAACTGTGCGGACATCATTCCATACATTAACAGTTTGACCTGTAGAATCTCTTCCCGACGGTGGAGATTGAATTGTGATTTTATTATTCATACGGCCTATCCTCATGGTGCCACCGTATTATATTTCAGTTGAAATAGAATTTCTTTTAATGAAAATGCTAGTTTATCGGCCTTTCCGACAACTTCGCGATTTAAATACCAGTGATTCACTAGTAATTTACAAGCTAGTTTATAAAGTTCACTTTCTTTATCAACATTTTTGTTAGATGATCCAACTACAAATAAATCAGCAGCTATTACTAAACTATTAATATCTGAATCATCATCATTAAAATCAATTCTTAAGAACGATTTTGCTTCATTTAGTGTTAGCATCTTTTGTCACCTTCTCTTTAGGTGATGCTTTAGGCTTAACTTCTTCTTTGCTAGTTTCTTCTTCAACAGATTCGGCTTTTTCTTCTTCTGTTGGAGTTTCTTGTGTTTCTCCCTCAACAGATTCAGTTTTGTCCTCTTCTATTGGTTCTTCTTTATGAACGATAACCTTTTCTTCTGGTGGGACAAATATATCTGCAATATCATTAGTTACCCACGCTTCTGCTACATCATCCCTTACATCGATGATATCTCCAGGTACATATGAAAATTCACTACCAGCCATACTGACTTTCATTTTTACTTTTGGCAATAGCCTACACCTCCAATTATAATAAAGAGCGCCACTAGGACGCTCTATCTAAAAATTTATTAAGTTGCTGAGTTAGCGTAATATTTAACTGCTGCAGTATCAGTTAAAACTGAGTCATGTCGGCTGAATGCTACGAATCCAACTTGTCCTGAATCGATAAACTTCTCACCCATACGGAAGATAGAAAGATCCATAACATCACGAATGATGAAAGTAGATAAGTCACCGAAAAGAAGGGACTTAGCATTAGCTGCCATTGTAGGCATATCTTGATTAATTGTGTAATTGTAGTTAAGGATTTTATCTGGCTGACCTTGAACTAATCCTGGCTGCCATAATGGATTGCCTTGAGAATCTTTTAATTTTCGAATTGCTTTTAATGAGTTGTCATTAAGCATAAATTCGCATAATCCTGACTCGCGGTAAGCTGGATCTACAGAGTGAATTAAATCGATTAAATCATCGTAAATAATTGATGTAGTTTGTCCAGTAGTACCTGTTTTACCTAATGTTGCATTTGTTAATACACCTGTAGGTTGACCAGAACCAGTACCTACTGTGAAATGTGTATTTGTGATTCGACCGATACGAGTCGCAATAATTTTACGAATATACGCCTCGATATCAAATGCTGAATCTTGTAATAGTTCAATAGGAATTAAGAATACTTTTGATGTATATTTGTAAGCTCCTAGATTTAATTGACTGAATACTGCATCAGTCGCATTACCTGCAGCTGTATTTTCACCAACGATCGCCCCTACGTTTGCAGTATCATCTACTTTTGGAATCGGTAATGTATTACCTGTGGTTGTACGAAGAATTGTAGATTTTACTTTACGCATACCACCGAATGCTTTTAAAGATTCAATTAATGAATTATAAAAACCTTGTGGCACTGTGAATCCACCAGCTGAACCAGTTACTGCTGAAAGTGCACGACCTTCAAGTTGTGCTCTACCTTTTCCAAGAATTGAGCGTTCTTCGTTATTTAATTCAGCCATACCAGATATTAAGAATTTGTTAAATGCTGAACGGTATTCTTCACGATGAGTAAATGGTACATTTTCTTGTGAATCAGTACGTTGTTCGCCACCTACTAAACCTGCACCTGAAGAATCGCGGTACTCGTTATTCTCTTGCTCAAGTTGATATTGACGTTCATGGCGTTCGATATCTTTCGTTAAAGTATCAATTTCTGTATTCATACGATCATAAGCTATATCATCTTCAGCAGTAAAACCGCCTCTTTTTTCTGCATCATCAATTAATTGTCTTGATTCAGCGACAACTTTTGCTCGTTTTTGTCTTAATTCAATAATTTTCTTCATATTGACTCTCCCTTATCTATTTTTATTGTTTTTCTGATAAATTAAGCTTCTTACGCATTAAATCTATCTTTTTTGAAAAATCATCGTAGCTTGGATTTCTTGAACGTTGGAATGCCTCGAAAACATCTTCCATTGACCTAACTCCAGCTTCCGATTGAGGATATGCCGGGAAAATAACAGGACTTACTTCATAAAGTTTTGCTTTTTTAATGGTCCTTAAAGCGATTTCATTTGTTTCATCCCATTCTTCTACTTCTGGAACAAAAGTGAATGATGAGCCAGTAACATCTCCACGTTGGACGGTTTCAACGTACTTGTCAGCCCATGAAGGCATTGTAATTTCATACCTTAAGCCAATGTCATCCTCCTCTAATAAGAGTGTCCCGGAAGTAGAACGACCTAATATTTCGTTCCAATCATGATTCCAGGCTGCGATCACATCACCATTTATGGCATCAAAAAAAGCGCCTTTTTCGAAGCGCTCCTCAAATTTGTAGTAATATCCAATTGTATTGGAACGTTCTCCCCATTTCACTGCATAGCCGAAAATCTTACTAGGTTCAACATCACTATTGTTCGCCCGAATCTCCGGCGCTAGTGTCAGACTTCGTTTTTCTTTGTTTTCCATCTCCTCCACCTCCTTTCGGTGCTTGGTCGATTGGATTTATTACTGCATTTACAGCAACCATGGCACTATTCACCAATAATTTATCTGCAGCTTCATCATCACTTGGGTTATCCCCTTCAGCTTCTCTCCACTCATTAGCAGTAATTACACCGTTTTGACGTTTAATTTGCAGAACTTCATTCCTCGTTTTTGAGTCACCTCGAAGAATAGAGTTTACATTAAATTCGATAATGATTTTGTCCATTTCAAAGTCTGATAGGCATTTAAAACGAATTGCTTGTTCAATTCTTTCGAGCCATGGTCTAATACAGTTTTGAACAAACTCTAAAGACTGTTGCTCCATGCTTGCAAAAGAAGCTTTTTCTAAATCACCAATCATGTGAGGTGGAACGCGATAAATTTGAGCTATTTCACGCTTTTGAAATGATCTACTCTCAAGAAATTGACTATCTTCTGGAGCAAGTCCAAGTTGATGATATTTCATCCCTTCTTCAAGAATTGCAATTCTATGACTATTAGTTAATCCTTGATGCATTTCATTCCATGAACTTCTAAGATTATCTTGTGCTGTTTCAGATAAGTTACCAGGATGTTCAATAACTCCACCAGGTTTTGCACCGTTCCCAAAATACCTTGCACCATATTCTTCTAGAGAAAGAGTTAATCCTAATGTTTCTCTCATTAATTGAATCGGACTGTATCCTTGACGACCATCATATCCTAACCCTGCAATATGCAGCACTTTCTCAAATGGTAAAACCACTTGCTCATTAGTTGTAGGAATAATAGTCCAATAACAGAGTTTTAAACTCTTAGGATTTCGTTCTAAAGTTGTTTGGTCTGGCAATAGAGGCCATAACTCAACAATTTTTCCATTGCCATCTCTTATAATTTCAGCATAAGCATTCCCGTAAGATAGCAAATGGTGAACCATAGTTTCCCAAAAATTAAAAGCTGGTATTTCTGTATTAGGCTTATGATGTACAACAGGCCAAAGTGGATGTTTTACTGCTATTTCTTTACTACCGTTAGCACTTTTCTTATAGACTCTGCACTCTAACGAAGCAATGGTTTCAGCAATAATTCTTTGACATGCATAAACAGTGGCCTGTTGCATCGCTCTAAATTCATTAACTGATTGACCTGAAGCAGTTTTTCCTCCAGTCCATAGATCATAAAGCCAACTACCACTTGTTGCTTGAGATAAGGGTAAATCTCTTTTTTCAAATAAACTTGTAAGGAAGCCCATTATTTTTTATTCACCCCCTTCCTAGCACCCATTACAGCTACTCCCATGCAAAGCAATCCGCACAATAAAAACATCACTGCAGGACTCACTAAATAAGTACCTACTGAAAAACTTAAAAAGCCAAATATTCCAATGTAATCATTTCTATCCATGTTCTCACCTACCTTATAACGAAACAAATCCTCTTCCTTCATAAACGCTTGGTAATGGTAAACCTCTCATCGCTCGAGCATATGCATTGATTAGAGAAGCGATTGGGTCAATTTTATCTGCACTTCGCTTTTTATCTAATTTAAAGTTACCGTTCGAATCCATAATTGTAACTGCATTAGACACAGCCCAAGTCAATAATCCATCACCTTGATGTACTGCATTACCTTTATAAACCTGTATTCTCCAATCTGCAGTAGGTTCAGCTAGAACTTTTAAATATTGAGGGATAATGACACATGTAAAACCTTTTTTCTCCATATTTATCGCAAACTGCGAAGCATTCCACTCGTCATAACATAATTCAATAACATCAAGACTGTATTCTTTCACCCTATCCACTATGAACTTCTCAACATCCTCTTGATCAATAACTGCACCAGGAATAATTGTTAAATATCCATTTTCTACGAATAAATCAAAACGAATATCTTGAATTGCCATTCTCTGTTTATATTTATCTTCCGGAATAAAAGAGTGGTGAACTGCAGCAAACTTTCCGTCTAGTCGTCCCATAAAGGTAACACTAGTTAAGTCTTCTTTTGCAGATAAATCGACCCCAATAAATACTTTGGTATTTCTAAAGTCTTCCAAACCAAATTTAGCTTCACATAGGTTCCACTTGCTCAATTCCATGTATCCATTTTCTTTCTTATCTAACCAAATGTTCATGTTCTTTGTCATGAATCCGCGCATTTTTTCCGGTTGCTCTAGTGCTACCTTTATATCAGAACGCAGTGAATCTAATCCTTCTTCATAAGTACCTACGATCGGATTTGCCTTTATCCAATTTCGTTCATCCTTAATGTCGTCACCTTCATCAAGTTCACAAATTAGAGCGAAATAATCATCATTTTCTACTACAGTATTATCAGGATCTAACACTTTAGTTACATACTGATATTCCTTGAAACACGGTCTAGATAAGTCAAAGCCTGCTGTTGTGATTACTACCATTAGAGGACTTTTACGAGCAACCATTCCTGATAGAATGACATCATAAATTTCAGATGTTTCGTGAGCATGATATTCATCGACAATTCCTACAGATGGGTTTTTTCCATCTCCCAATTTTCTAGTTTCTTTTGAAAGTGGCTGGATAATCGAGTTAGTTTTAGTTCTGGTTACTTTTCCATATGAGTCTTTGTAGGTGCTTTTAAGAATATCGGCGTTCCTTATCTGGTCTAAAACGGCATTATATACTTCATCTGATTGTTCCTTAGACCAACCAGTTATATATACCCTGTGTTTCTCATCGCTTAAGAATGTTTCATAGGTTGCAATTAAAGCTAATAGCTGTGATTTAGCATTTTTACGTGCTAACTGGATATAAACTTTACGAAATCGTCTAGATCCATTTTTCTTATTGATAAAGCAAAATATATTAGCAACGATAAACAATTGAAAATCCGTTAAGATAATCGGTTGTCCTGCTAATATACCTTCAGAGTGTTTAAATTCTTTAGCCCACTCATTAAAATCCTCAAGAATATCTACATCAAAAGTAAAAGGACAATCATCATCTTGTATACGATTTATGTCCTTAATAAAACGTTGCGCTGCCCAAATGTGCTTTTTACAAGTAACTAATTCACCCGAAACAATTTTATTGGCATAATCCCAAACTCTTTCGATTGGAGTCATAGGCGATCACCAAATCTCTTTTGTGAAGCAGTCTTTTCTTTAGCTTCATTATTTTTAGGAATAACAAGCTTACATCTAGAAGAAATGGTTAATCCAAGGTCCATTGCTGATTGTCTAGATTGCTTGAAGAATTTATCTTGATGAGCTATAAGTGTTTCAAATTTTTGACTTAATGGATCTAAATTAATTAACTGATTTGAGATTTTAACGTACATGTTTTTAGCAATTAAAAAACGAGCTAATGCATCAACATCAAGATTTGTCATAATCCCGATTTGCATTAACTCGTCAGCTATTTTTTTAAATTCTCTTTTTAAATTGCTCGGAAGGTAAGCAGGTGGTTTGACCTTATCAGACGGGGCTTTAACCTCTGTTGCTTTCCGTTCCTCAATCTCTTTTTTTGTTAAATTCTTATTTCCTTTAATCAAAAGTAAGTCGATTGGTTGTCTTTGCCCTGCCACGCATGCTCACCTCCTTCTGAAAAAACCCGTGGGGAATTTTTTGTGTGTCTGTGTGGATACAGGGTATTATAGCCGCGAGTCCTAGCTTTTTTGATACCCCTACCCCTTGTCCGAATACCATTTATCTCGGGCAAGCTATCTTTTGGTACAAGCCATACTAAAGCGATTAGAATATGGCACATACCGTCAACCATTCTTGTGATCTACCTTGTTATGGCATGAATGACACAAAGCCTCAAGGTTATTCTTATCTAATCTCTTAGACCAATCCACTTTTATTTCTACAATATGATGGACCACATCAGCCAAGGTTATCTTATCTTCACGTATACATTGCTGGCATAGTCCAAGGTCTCTTCTCATTACTGAGTCTCTTACCTTCTTCCATAAGCTAGAGACATAGAATGATTTGCTTCTTTGGTCACGTTTGTGTTGATCGTATCGTTTAGCACGTTCGTTGTTATGTAGATCTTTAATGTACTGGTGCTTATCGCAATATGAATTACGTGTTAAGTTATGGCAGCCATGTTTATTGCATGGTCTTAATGGTTTGTTAGCCATTGTTATTCAACTCCATATAAAAAAGCACTCACCTAAGTGAATGCTTTTCTCTAATTAATGGCCACCACCACCACCTGGATCTTTCATTATTTAAACCGCCTTCCTTAATTTTTCCCAAGTTGTCACTAACTTCTTATCACTAATATCGTAGGATTTAATCATTAAGGTAATTCCATTGTCATTTATTTCTTTAATAAATGAATTACCTGTTTCCCAAAGCCAACTATGAATATTTGTAGTTGATAAGCCACAAGGAGCATTTGCAATTGCTGTACCAGACACTCTTAATTCAAGTACATTGATATCTCCTTTGTAAAAAACAACCAATTAATAATCACCATTAAATATTCCTTTATATGCAAGATATATATTATTGGAATAATCAGGTTTTGGTGGTTGTAGGTTTTGGTGGTTGTAGTTTTTGGTTTTCTTTCAAAAGCTTTTCTTGACATCTCTGTCTCTAACGATAGCTTGTAGTTGAGGAGTCATCCCTCTCATATCATATCTAAAACCCATCTTTCCTTACCTCCTATGTCGATACATTTCGACAAAAAGGAAGTTGTTTCCTTTTCAAAGCTCCATTTCTTCTTGGGTATATATCTCTATTCATTCCCATTATTTCTTTCCAGTTTATGAGGTATCATCCTTTTCTTAGGTGATCTAATCTAAAAAACTTATTTTTTTGTTCTATAGATAAGTGATCCGCAATCTTCATAAGCACAACTCTTTGGACAAAATTAATAAGCATCCTTCTAGGGATGCTTATTAGCTATATCAATTCTTCAATTAAATTCTTTTCTTCTTCGATATATTTATCTATTAACTGCCAAATAGCCATTTCATTATTTTGAGTTGATGTAATAAATAATCGAAATTCATCTTTACTTCCTTCTTTTTCTAAAAACGAGGCACATTTAAAAATAACGTCGTTTAAATTATCCCTTAATTCTTCGGAAAAATTATTTTCATTATCCAAATTAATCCAAATAAATACTTTATGATTTAGTAGTTCTAATTTAACATTCTTTTTTTCATTAATATTAAGTTCTTCTTTTGTTTTTCTAACTAAATGCAAAACCTTTGTTATGTGATCCATTAAATCACTTTGCATTCTTCTCTTTTCTGATAACAATATAGTGATTGTCCGATCTTTTCTCTTGTTAATTGTATCTCTATATGCATTATAAAAAAGTATAAATAATGAACAAAAAGAAATAATTAAAGTGCAAATATTTAACCAGATCATTTTCTCCCTCCTTATTGACAACTTCATATTATCAAATAAGCAAAATGAGAACCATCTTTATTTTCAACAAAAGGAGATTTATTCCTTATAAACCAGATCTATTAGAAATAAGGAGAGAAAGGGGAAACCATCCCTAATAGATTCAGTTTACAAAGAATAAAAAAAGAAGCCCTTACTCAAGGACTTCTCTTTCGCAAGTACAGATTATTCAGTTGTCAAAGAACCAGTAAATAGCAAAAGAGGATTTATAAATTCTCTTTAATACAAATTTAACACATTATAAAGCAAATGTTCTGCCGTGTTTCTGCCATTTATCTGCCAAATTTCTGCCACAAATTATTTTATTTTTCACCCAATCATTTAATCGTCAACGATAATTTTTCAAATAGTTTTAATTATTTTACAGAATTCTTATATTTTGAGAAATACATGTCTTTTGAAAGAAAATCAAATTCATTTTTTGACAACTTAAACATTGATTTGTCCGAAATAATTAATCTTTCTTTTCTATCTTCTCGTACTCCTTGATTATTTAATGTAGATAAACTGGTACCAAAGAGCTTTACTGCTGAAATATTCGAAAAATTCCCTTTCAACGCCCTTTCTATGTCACTAATAGAAGTTTCAAAAGTTGAATGTGGAACTTTTAAAAATACTACTCCACCATTTGGTAATTGCTTATTTGCTTTTTTCAGAACTGATTTTATGTTTTTTAATTCATAATTTTGCTCTGGAAATTTTATTATATACCTAGTTTTTAATTTCCCGCCAATATCATCATTAAATAAATCTTTTTTTGATACTTCTCTACTTTCCAAAACACTATTAACTGTATTATTTTCAAGTATTTTTTGAATTGGGATCTTCAAATATCTATCTTTTGATCTTATTTTATATTTTCCATCTACTGAAATATAATCAAAAACATTAAATTTCGATTCTACTTCTTTACAAATTAGACTAATGTCTTCATATCTACTCACTTCAAACTCTATTAAAATAGCTTTACCCTCAAGCACCTTTAATTTACTCAATTTATCAATTAGTAATTGTGTAAAAATCTGGTTTCTTTTAAAAATTTCATTTTCAATTGTTTTATTTTTAATTTCTACTTCAATAAGCCTATCATCTATTTTAAATTTTAGATCATTTGAATTTCCCTGCTTTGGTTTCTTAAATTCAACCTTTGCATCATTTAATTCTAGCATGGTTCCTACTTCAAGCTCCCATATAATGTCGTGAAATTGTTTGGAATCTCTAAGGCGCATTTGAATTTCTTTTAAGTTTGCTAGTTTGTTATAATTAAATCTCAATAAAGATCCTGCGTTGTTCAAAATGTGATAGTATTCTCCCAAAACAATATCATCATTCTTTTCAATCTCCGCTCGTCGTATCAGATAATCTAACTCGTACTTATAATGAACAAAAGGATGATATAAATCATAATGATTTCCTCTTTCCTTCAAAAAAGATTTTCTTTCTACATTTGCAATTTGTTCCTCAATCCAATCATTTCCGATAAAACTTCCTAAAAACTCAATATTTTCTTTGTTCATTCATTTAACTCCTGACATAAAACAAATTTATAAAAAATATATTTTTCAGACTTTAAAAACATTAATTATTAATATTTAGAGAGTAGGAAAGCTATTTATACAAAAGCAAATTATATAGTTAGAGTGTTTCACTCTTAGAAAAAAAAATGAAATATTAGTATTATTAATTTAATTTTACCACAAACTTTTTCAAAGACTCTATTAATTAAAATTGTTAAGAATTAATACTAAAATATAATTCTATAGACAACATTTCTAGAACATTCTTAATTTCAATCTAATAAATAATAAACTACTACTTATAAGATAATCCGAAAAATTGGAAAAACATGTTAAAATTATGTAAAAGGGGGAATATAATTGCTAAGATGTATAAATGCAAACAAAGATACTTTTATTGCATCAACTTGTGTAGAAGAATCTATACGTAAACTATCGAGAGAACGTGGTCTTTTCTGTCCAAACTGTGAAAATAATGTAGTTTTTAAAAAAGGAGAAAAAGTCAGAGCTCATTTTGCTCATTATAAATCTGATTGTGTAGTAACTAATTACGAATCAGAAACCTATTCCCACATAAAAGGTAAAGAGATATTGTTTAATTGGCTAATAAAGAACTTTCCTACAGCTGAGATTGAATACGAGGTTTATATAGCAGAAACTAGACAAATAGCAGATATTTATGTGGAGCATACTGAAGCAGAATTAAAAGGTATTCGCTGGGCAATTGAATTTCAGCATAGTCCACTTTCCAGTAAAGAATGGAAGCAAAGACACGAACTATATCAATCAGCAGGTATTCAGGATTTTTGGATTTTAGATAAAGCTAAATATATGAAGTTTTCAACCGCAAAAGGAATTGAGAATGCTCGTCTAAGAAAAGACTTAGAAACAGAAATTTTTAAAGAAACAGGTCTATGTTATTTTTTAGATTTAGAACATTCCGAGATAACCATTGATTTTGAATTTACCTCATCTTACGAAAGAAGAATAGTAAATAGATTGGAGGTAAAAACTGAATATATTTACCATAATCCAATAAAACATTCCTGCCATATTAATAAAGTCAACATTAAAGTAAATAAAGAATTTTTGTACGGAGTTTTTGTTTGTAATGAATTGGAAGACCGTATGAAAAGTAAGTTGAGCAGTATCTTGCATACACTGAAACGAAAAGAACAGAAAAGATTAGAAGAGGAATTAAAAATACGAGCAATTGAAAAAAGAAAATTTGCAGAAGAGAAATACGGTGAAGATTTAACTAATATTATTTGGGAATTCATGAGGGAAAACAAAGAGGAACTCGCTGAAGATATTAGAAACCTTAGAAATCATGAATTCTTTGATAAATATGATAAACTTATCAAAAATTTGTTTTCTTTATTAAGTGAATTCAAGAGCTGGAAAGAAGAAAATGACTTATTAAATAAATTCCTAACAACAATCAACTATGAAACTGATTTTTACAAATTAAATTTCCTTGTTGAACAGAACTCTAGTACTTTACAAAAATATTTAATAGATAAAGATAGAAAGAAGTTTGAATTAGTGGAGTATGTATATAAAAAACATCGAGATGTATTGGAAAAGCTTACAACATATAGAACAAAATATGTTTACAAAAAATTAGAAGGAATAAAGTCTTCTTTAAAGCCATGGGAAGATAATCCAAGCGTTATTGATTACGCCCTCCGGTATCGCTACCTTAAATCAAAAGAAGAAATTGATGAATGCATTGAACAAATAAACAGCAAAATAATTATTAAAAAACCAACTTCTTTAGTTTTGGACCCAATGGATTTGGAATAATTCAAACTATATAATTCTGTCAACCACCTTTCGCAAATTTAGTGCCAAAGGTGGTTTTTAATTAACAATACTTTTTATAACCAATGAGTTCATCATATCTAATAAACTGTTGAACTGACACAGGTGAAGTAAAGCCATTTCTATCATGTATTTTCATTAACATTCATTTGTAGTTCCACACTTACAAAAATATGTATAATTTAAATTTGCACATAAAAAAACCACCTTGTAAGGTGGCAATTTGTCATGATAGTACTAATTCCTCCAAATGTCTTTGATAATTTATTCTTACAATCTCATCACTTTGTCTAATCCAGTATTCTTTACTGTATTCAGACCAAATGGTTAACCATTCTATATACATGTCACAATCAGATTTGCTCAATTTTAACATCTCCTTTCTATTAAGCTACCAAATTTATGCTCCTTAATATTTAAAATTGATCATGGCTTTATCTAGAATATCTTGGTCCACTCCTATATAGCGCAAAGTAATTTCTGGCTTAGAATGGTTAAAAAGTTTCTGTAATAGAGCAATATCTTTTGTTTGTTTATAGAAGTGGTATCCAAATGTTTTTCTTAATGTATGTGTTCCGATATCTTTTAACTTGAATTTTATAGCAGCTTTTCTTAATATCCGATATGCCATAGATCTAGTGATAGGTCTATTTTTCCCTTGACGACTCTTAAACAAATATTCCTTACTTTTTTTTCCTAATACAAATGTGTTAAGTTCCCTTCTTAACTCTGGATTAATACGAACCCACTTCTTTTTTCGAGTTTTTTGTTCTCTTATAATGATGTGAATACCAGTTACATCAGACACTCTTAAATTAAGAATGTCTGAAATACGTAAACCTGTATATATCCCCATTAGAAAAATCATATAATTACGGTCATTTTCAGCTTTTAAGAATTCTTTTATTAATTCAATTTTTTCTATGTCCCTTATCGGTTGAACAAAATTCATTTACTTCCTACCTCCTCAAATACTTCTAAATTGAGAATGGTAGCTAATCTAAGAAGAGCCTTTGCCTTAATACGATGATAATTTCGTTCAGACATTCCTAATTCATTAAAAACCTCATAATCAAAAATACTATCGTCTGTCATATAGCGTCTTATGAGTATTGCTCTTTGAAGGAAACTTAATCGGTTAACTGATAACTGCATTCTTCCCAGGAAGGCTTTTCTAAAATTTTCCTTATCTACACTTTTTATTGCTGCATGCTCAACGCTCGAATGAATGATATTTGTTTTACTTGGAGGTTGAAAGGTATATGTTTGTGTAATGCTAGGAAAGTCTGTTTCACCGGACTTTAAAAGCAGATATCTATACTTTTCAAACTCTGATTCTAATTTTATTTTCGTTTCTTTTTCATTAACTTTTGGTAGATCAAAGTCCAGCTGCACGCTTATTCCCCCTAACCAATTAAACTAACTACTGATTCAAGAGCTGAAGGATTCAAAACTTCAATTAATGTACCCTTCACCCAAACCTCTACTTCTCAAAATTCCAGTAATCTCAAGTTTTGCTAAAGCATTATTAATAGTTGACTTTGTATAGCGAGAACCACCACCGATTTCACCGCTTATAATTGTTAATTTTGTTCGACCATTTAATTCAACGACTAAGGCTCGAATTGCTTGTCCTTCTGTAAAAGAAAGTTTGTTTACCAATGTTCTTGTACATGTAACTAATTTCACTTAATTCTCTCCTTCATGATTTATTTTTCGGTTAGGTATTAATAAATTACTTAACGGTCTCTTGAATGAGTTTTGCAATGAAACTAGCTAATTTATCTTCATACTCTCTTTTAAGCCTTTCGATTTCTTCACGTAATTGTGTATTTTCATTCATGATTCTTTTAGAACGAACTACTTCATATCCCATTTTGTTTTGTAAACTTGTTATTTCTTCTTGTTGCTCTTTTATTTTTAACTCTAATAAGGTTTTATGGAATGCAGCTTACTAATTTGAGCATTCGTTTTTTTCATAATTACATTCTCCTTTTAGTTCTGATTTTCTAAGGACCCGCAATAAGCTATATTAAGCATGTCCATTTTTTTATTTGTTTTCTTCTAAGTAGTTTTGCAATCTCTCTTTAGCGATTTCTCGTCGGAAAGAAGTCGCTTTATTTTCTATTGTTAAACTGGTTTCAACTAAACGGTCATATGAACGTGGTCCGATCTGAATAGAAAGTTCAACTGGTTTGAGATTAGAAGTATAAAAGATTGGTAGTTTTTTACGGTAACGACCGTCAATAATGTTAAACATCACTTCTTGGACCCAATCAGTTAGTTTTTCGGCTCCAATATCATCTAGTACTAAAAGATCACATTCTAAAAGAGCCTTCATAATTTGCTGTTTTGTTTCTTTGTTGTCATTGTTAAACGTGCTTTTTATACGCTCTAATAGTTCTGGTACACTTTGAAAAACAACAATATATCCTTTATTATTTAATACATTTGTTACAGCTGCAGCTAAATGAGATTTCCCATTTCCGTATGCTCCCCAAATTAATAACCCATCTTGTTTCCAATTAGGGTATTCTTCAATATATTTCCTTGTAGCTTTAAAAGCGTGCTCCGTACCTTCTCTATGTTGAAAGTTCTCCAATGTTGATTGTGTAAATTTATCGCCAAGATTACTTATTGAAAATAGTCTTTCAATATCCGCACGCTTTTGAAAGTTCTCCATTTCTCTAATTCGATTATGCTCAATTTCTTTCATGCATTTACATACTGGTTGAACCCATCTATCAATATTTAAAATTGAAATTTTAACTCTATGCTTTGGAATGAATGTTCCGCAATGGTCACATGTAATTCCTTCATGATTTTCATCACAAGCCGATGTATTCAATATCTGGTTGATCGCTTCTTTTAGACTCATCTTTTAATTGCTCCTTTCGTTTTTTGAAAGCAATATCATCTGCGTAAACATCATCCATCGATTTTATATTTCTCCTTTTCCAGGATACTAATATCTTTACTGCATATGCCCATTGTTTATTTTGAGCTAATGCTCTTTTCATTGATTCAATTACTAAACTTTCGTCACAATCTTTACACCAATAGAGAATATCTTCCGTAATATACGGGTTCAGTACTCCGAAATTGTTTTCATAAAATATAATTGCATCATCTTTATTAACATCATCAACAACTGGCTCATTTTCTTTCGTGACAGTCACTTCGTCTTTTTCTTGTTGTTGTTCTTGTTCTTTTTTATATTCTTTTTCTTGTTCTTTTTCTTTTTCTTTTTCCTCTCGTGACGTATTATGTGACGGGATACGTGACGTATATAACTTGAAAAGCTTTTCATTCTTCTCAATATTTTCTGCAACAAATTCAATCAAAGTTTTATCTTTAACAAGTGAAATTTCTTTCTTAACGCAATCTTCGATCGGTTTTCCTAATCGCGGGAAATTATATTTAGCCCAATTTTTAATTGCTAATTCTCTAGTTTCTGGATTGTATTTAATTATTTTGTGGTTGTTTTCAAAACGATCCATTAACTGATTAATCGTTTCAATTGAATAGCCAGTATGAAACCCCATCTGCTTTTTAGTGATTTGATAAATACCGATTTGTGAAGCGTTCGGATTAGTAATTAAATACAGATAAAAGTATTTGTCTTCAGGCGTTAATTCTTCCAACACCTTTGGATCATCCCAAAAAATAGTTTGTACTGATCTAAATAAAGCCAATAAACTCACCCCGTTTAATAATAAAGTCCTCTATTTTTATAAAACGTGTATTTTCCGTTCCTAACCATTTGCTTAACAAGAACTCTTATGGAACCTTCTGTTCTTCCAACCGCAAAAGCCAATGTTCTTATATCATCTGTTTCATAAAACTTACAAAGATATTCCTTTTCATCTTCTGTAACAGGTGTACCATAATTAAAATGAAAGTCCGGATGATAGGTCATCCTTCCTTGTTTATCAAATTCGTAAACTTCTTCCATTCTTATCCCCTCCTATTGCTAATCCAATGGATCAATGCAATAATGAAGTTGTCTAGGCAACATTATTGGCTGATCCTTTGGGTTGGCTAATTTTTTATTTTAGCTACACCTATATAGCTAATTTCTCGTACGTATTGAACTATACAATCGATGTCATCATGCATCATTCCTTCTGGTTGAGATAATGTTGGTTGACCTTCAAAAATTTCTTCATTACAACCAATACATTCACTTACAATTAAATCTCCTTTATTATTCAAATCATTCACCTCCTTCAGAAATATTCCATTTTTCAGTAAACAAATTTCGCAAATAAGTTATAAATTTAAACTAAGCTAGGTCTCCAAGCGTTTATGTAGTTAATTGCTTCCTCATACTCATGTTTACGTATATCTCTAAAACTGTTTACTGCAAAAATATTTTTTAAATCTCTACCAATAGCAGCATGAACTTTTTGAACTGTATCTAAAATATCTGAGTTGATTTTTCCGTTATTCCATAATTGATAAACTCGCTTGTTCTTAGCGTTTTGAACCATTCTTTGTTGACCAAAATCTAAAGTTAACTGGTGATTTAATTTATCTTCTAAGGATGCTAAACGTTCATCTTGTTTCATCATTTCATTAGTCATGGTATGGATCATTTGTAATGGTGTCATTGATGGTAATTGTTGAGTAACTACTTTTTCCATTTCATAAAACTTATCTACATAAGCTACGGTGAATAAAATTCCTTTTTCACCAGTCATTTTGTTTGCTACCATATCGCAACCTTTTTTAGTAAGTAGGAAACATGGTTGTAGCTGTTTTCTTGAATTTAGGTACTCACTTGCTAAAAAGAAATTTTCACTAGGAAGATTTGCCGAGTGAAGAGTTTCTACATACTTACGAATTGATTTCATTAAATCGCTATGTTCTTTTCCAACCATTTCAGCAACTTCTACTGAACTAATAACGTTTACTCCATTATGATTAATAACTTGTAATGTACACATTAAATTTCTTCCTCCTCTGGATTCCATAAAAGTGAATTAAATTTTTCTTTGATTCGCTGAGGACTACACGCTACAGCAATTAACAATCCTGTAAGTCCTCCACCGATTAAAAGTCCCATTGCGTAAAGAGATAACATTAATTTCAGCTCCCCTATCTTTGTTTATTTAACCAATCAAAAAACTGATCTCTATTAACACGTTTTAATCTTCCTAACCGGATCAACGGAAAATCTTTTCTTTCCATCACATCGTATACATGACTTTTAGTACAACTTAATATGTTTGCAATGTGATCTGCAGTTAAAATGATTGGTAATTCTTGAATTGTTGAATTCACGGACTTAATCTCCTTTCAATTGGTTAAACTAACGATACTTCACATCAATTTGATTCTGATTTAGAATCTAATTTTCAAAAAAATTTACAATATCACAATCTAATGTATGAGCTAATATTGGTAACTCATCGGGACGAAATTTATAATGCCCCTTTTCACGTTTGTAATAAACTGAACCATTAGCTAAACCCAATAAATTAGCCATTTCTTCAAGGCTTATCCCCTTTTCAATTCGTTTATTTTTTATAATTTTTAAGTTAATTGGTGTCATTTCGAACCTCCTTTCTGATTCTGTTTTAGAAATTTTATAATCTAAATATACAATTCTGTTTTAGAATCGTCAATACATTTAATTCTGTTTTAGAATTTTTTTCATTTCTATTTTAGAAATGTGTTAAAATTTATTTTAACGAGGTGAACAAGCGTGGCAATTAAAGTTGGATCACGAATAAAAAATTTAAGAGAACATAATAACTGGACACAAAGAGAGTTGTCTGAGAAAATGAATATTTCTCAAAGTGTTATTAATCGAATTGAATTAAATACTCGGCCTGTAAGAGATGAAGAATTACTTGAATTCGCTAACGTATTTAACACAACTACTGATTATTTGTTAGGGAGAACAACTTCTCTTAAACCGACAGAGAAAAATTCTCTTACAGAAATACAAAAATTAGTTAGTGAAAATGGTATTGAAAACATCAGTTTTTTTGATATAGAAAAATGGAAAAACCTATCTGCTGCTGAAATTGAATTAGTAAAACAGCATTTTGAGATGGTTGCTAAGATCGCCGAGCAACGTAAAGAAGAGAAAAAATAAAAAGACACCTAGATAGTGGATCTAAGTGTCTTTTTATAAATACAATAAGTTATTAATTAATTTTTAGGAGGATTCAAATGAAAGAATTAATATATTTAGATAAGGATTTTTTACATTCTTTTATAGCTCAAACTAATGATGGTTTACCTTTAACTACTAATAATGAATACCAAGAACAACGATCTGAGACAAATCAAAAAACAGCAGGAAACAACACGAGAGGATTTGTTGAACTAGAAGCGAACTCTGGAGAATTTAAAATACCAGGTCTACTTAAAACTCCTTCAGGTAAGTTGGTATGGCGCATTGCACCCAATAAAAATAGTTCGGAAATGTATTCATTAAATGAATTGGAAGCAGGTAAAGAGATTATTTCAAAACACTTACATGACAATGCTTTAAATACATTTGAAAAATATCTAAATATTGAAAATAAAATTAAACCAATAAACGAAGCTTCTGTTGGTGACTATGTTAATTTAAAAGGCAGTTTTCGAATTATTGACTTAGGTTATTTAACCAGCTTGATCGGCGATGAATATTTTGAAATATCATTAAAAGAAACGCGCGATTTAAAAGATGCAGAAATTGAGGAAGTAAAAGCTAATAGAGATTTCAATAAAGGAACAAAGAAACACCTAATAGATAAAATCGAGGAAAAATTTAAAAAGATTGAAGATGAATTTTGCAAACCACTAAATTATGTGAATAGTATTCTTAAATATTTAAAAAAGATATCTCCAGTAGAATCATTTTTAATTGTACAGAATGCAGTTATCCCATTGAAACAGACCCATCTTAGAGAATCGGCAAAAGAATTACAATTTAAATATGGAACTGAAGAAATACACACTAATATTACAACAATTGGAAAAATAACTCGTGTTATAGATGAGGCAAAATTAAATACTGAATTCGATCAACTAGATTTCAATGAACAAGCTCCTAAAGACAGTTTTAGTTCTTTTCAGAATTTATTTACTTATTGTTTTAATTTTATTGGACTTTTACCAGATCAAGCAGTCATAATGTCACCAGTTGCTATTTATTTCGAATAAGTCTTCTATTTTTAGAATGTTCAGCCATTAGTAACTTTGCTTCAGCTATTTCACTTGAAATTCGTTTATATTCATTTCTTGATTCTTGGGTGTCTTTTACAATTTCGTTAAATTCTTTTCTAAATAAATTTTTAATTTTTTTATTTAACAAATTAAACAC